CAACTGCCGTTTAGCGACAAACTGAAGATTCAAGAGAAAATGCTGATGCGCGGTGGCATGATGGCCGGGGTAACCTTGCTGTACGCCGCAATGATGGAGGATGACGAAGCTTACAAAAACGCTACGCCCGATCAGAAGTACGCCAACTGGTTTGTGCGTGTGCCTGGGCTGGATGAACCTGTGCGTGTGCCAATTCCGTTTGAGATTGGCTACATCTTCAAAGCTTTGCCTGAGGCGTTGTACAACAGCATGCGTAGCAAGCAAGGCCAAGAAGACGCGGTTGACGCATTTGCCACCATCTTGCGCCAGACAATCCCGGGCGGCTCAAGTTACTTTGTGCCGCAGGGCATGAAAGTCGCCATCGAGGCGGGGCTGGGCAAGTCCTTCTACACGGGGCGTGACATCTTGTCGGCACGAGAGAAAGACTTGTTGCCAGAAGAACAGTTCCGCGCCAACACTTCGGAGATTGCCAAGACAATTGGCAGGGCAATGGGTGTATCTCCCGTCAAGCTGGAGTTTGTTGTCAGCGGGTACACGGGTACGCTGGGACTAGCGTTCCTACATGCCGTCAGTGTTGGTATCCCCAAAGGCACAAGCCCAGAGCAAGCTACCAAAGAACTCTCAGCCTACCCAATCATAGGCGGGGCGTTCCAGCCCAACGACGCTGGCGGCATCATCAACAGCGTGTACGAGCGCATGAACGAGGACATAAAAGTTCAACGCACCTACGAGAAGTTGGTGGAAGAGGGCCGCATGTCAGACGCACAGGCACTACTCCAGAGACGCGGCAACGAGTTACTGGAAGCAGAACTTGCACACAGCTTCAAGTCCGACATGAACTTGCTGACGCAAGCTGAACGCGCCATTAACGCATCTGACATGACCGGGGACGAAAAGAACGCGCAGTTGAAAGAAATCAGAAAGCTTAAGACCGGGCTGGCCGTTGCGACGCGGGAAATTTCCGATAAAACCATACGCCTAACTGATTTCCCTTGATGCCCACAACGGCGATGGCGTTGATTCGGTGAGGGAGCGCGGCACGTAAGCCAAGCTCCCTCACCTTCATAACGTTCAGCCCCGGTACAAAGAACCCCTCACCGGGCTTCAGCTTCATCCAGGGATAGCGTATTGCCATCGAACACCTCGTCTCTGAAGCTAATGTGCATCGCGTTTACGCGCATCATCGGGCCGTTGGTACGGGCCAGCAGGTCTTTCTTAACAAAAGAAACACGGAACTTTGCGGCAAGTTGTTCTTTAAACTCATCGTAGCCAAAGCTCATGCTCACGCAGTGCTTCTTCAGCAACTGCTCCTCAATAAAGAACTCCCGATACCCGGGTTGCAACAGCCCATGCTCCACGCGCCCCAGCACCTTTGAGCGTGTGATCGACTTGTCCACAACGCCATCGTCCCCCCATGAGGCCAAGAGCCGACCGTCCGCTTTCTTGAGCACAATGAAATTGCCGTAGAACTCGCCGATGTACGCGTTCATCACGTCTTCCGCTGTACGCACACTGCTGACAATCACGCCCCGAGCGTTTTCCACAAGCGTCTTCAAGGCCGCGATCACTTTGTTGATCTCCACGTCCAGAATGCCTGAGTACTCTTTGCGCAAAAGGATGGCGGACGCAACAATAACCGAACAACCCGCCCACCAGTAACGCTCGTCATCATTGAAGTCCATGACTTTTTTTAAGTGCAACTGTACTTTGCGTACAACTTCTTCGGCAGTCTTCTGGTTCTCGACCAGCCAGCGCACCCACGCCTCACCCGCCACGCCGTAGCTTCTTTTAATCTCCGTCAGTATCTGGCGTTCTTCTGTTGTCCATGTCAGCTTGACGTTTGGGTTCCACTCCAGCATACGCAGAAGCTCACCATTGGAGCTATGCTTTCTGGCCCCCGCCATGTAGTCCGTCAGCTTGTCGTTGGAGGTCATGGTGCAGGTTGTTTTCCATGACGTGTTGTTGAGACGCTCTTTGTTGGCCCCGTTCTCCATCCGCTCCTTGCCCTGCGCTTCTGCAAAGTCAAAGATGAAGGAGGGTGCCCACTCCATGTTGGCACGCTGAGTGCTGGTGATCTCATCAATCAGCAAGGGCATGCTGTTCAAAAGCCCCGCCCTTTGTTGCATAGCAACAGGCGATGTTCCCTTACCAGTGCGGTACCGCAAGGGGTGCCCCCACACGCCAGCCTTTGCGCTGAGCACTAGGGATTTACCTGTACCTGACCAGCGCGAGCCAATGTGCCACACAAACCCCTCGTACTCAGTGAACCGCATGAGCGGTGAGCCAAAGCTGTCGAGGCAGATAGCCAGCGCCGTCTCCATCCCTGGCTTGTCAATAAAGATTGTCTTCCACAGTTTCTGCCATTTGGCCAGCGATCCGTTGCCGTTTGTGTTGCGGTTGATGTTCTCCAGCCCGGGCATCGGCACGGTTGTCTCACGCCCATCTTTGGTGAACACGCGGTTGTTGTAGACGAATGAGTTGTCGGCTTGCCAGCCACACTGGAACGGAACCTCGATGGGCTTCTTGTTCTGGGACGCATCCCCAACACAGGCGCGTACATAGTCAAACAGTGTCTTGTCGTGACCCGCAAAGGTGCTGACAATGTTCTGGCTGGCTAACCACTTGAGCGTTTCGTCTTTGCTGACAATCGACTTCTGCGGAAAGTTCAATGTCTGCACGCCTTCTGGACGCACAGCGGCCATGTGCACAAGGTGGTCGTTCTCCATCTTCAACAGATCAACCACAAACAAGTCGTAGGGAACAAGCTGAATATTCTTCTTGCTCTTCTTCCCCTCCTCATCTTCCTCCGTCTTGATGCAGTAGACACCGCCGTTCTCGCCGTAATTGTACCCTCTGGGTGGCGTAGGGCGGGTAAGGGATGGCGCTACGGGTAGGCCATCGGTCTCAGGCTCGTAGCTGTCTTCCGAATCGAACTCACGCTCCTCATCGAAGTCTTCTGGCGCATTGACAATCATGGAGATTTGCTTCTCTGTGTTGTCAACTTTGATCTCCCGCCCCAAAATAAGTGGGTTGGTGATCTTGCCCCAGTGCTTGCACTTGGTGCAGATGCCGGGGTTCTCGCTGTCCATCTTGACGCAGGGGTACGGGCCTTTTATCTCCGCCAGCTTCTGCTCCATCCGTTCCTGAGAGTACGGATGCAGGTTGGACAGCCACACAGCTTTCTCAGCGCCATCCTGGCAAACCTTTGCCCAAGACAACAGCCCACGCCAGACAGGTTCTTTGCCATCTTCAGCGGCGGTAGCCACGTAGTCGGCGACCTGGGCACAGTGTGGCTCAAAGCCCTCGAACAAGGTGACGCTGTTCTCGATCAGCTTAACCTGCGCTTTGTTCATGCTGGCGCGGGGGCGTTGCCCCGGCAGGTTAAAGGCAGGCGTAGCCGCCACGCTAGGGGCAGGCGACTCTAGCTTCTCGTAGATCAGTGGTGACAAGGTAGCCAGATCAAACAAGCCGCCCTCTTGCACAATCCGCACAGGCCGGGGGGTCTTGTACTTCTTCTTGAAGTTGGTGGTCCCAGGCACACGCAGGATACGTGCGGGGTCCGCCGTCACCGTCATGTCGATCTTGAACCCTTCTTGGCGGCACAAGAGCTTTAGGTTCTCAGCAACAGGTTTCCAAATAAGCGAAGGCACCTCGTCTTTGAGCGGCCAGTAGCAGTGCAGTCCACCGCCAGAGTCTACGATCAAGGGTTCGCCCAGCGCATTCAACCCGGTCTTTTGTAGAAACGTCTCAAGCGCCGATGCGGCATCCTTCTTGGTTTCATACCCATCCAAGTCTAGGAAGAACGACTTAGCAAACTTGGCTTGCTCTGTGCCGCGCCGCTCCTCGAAGGTAGACACGCCATAGAAACAATCACACCCTGCGGTGTGCCACTCAGCTACTTTGTTTAAAATTTCATCAACAGTCTCCGCATAATAGTGCTCCTTCTTTTTTGTGAGTTCAACCGCGCAGTACAGGCCAAGACCCGGGGACGGCAGAACCACCGCTAAAAATTCAGCGGGTGTCATAGCTATCCTTTACGTTACTTGAACAGTTCGAGTTGGCGGGGGTCTTTTTCTACTGGCGCATTGGGCGACAACAAAACAGTAAAGCGGCGGAGCAGTTCGATCTGAAAAGACAACGGCAAGCCAGCGTTTTCTTCGGCAACATAGTTGGCGCTCAAGCGAACAAGTTCGTCGTTGCTCAAGGTGCGAGGTTGAATGATCGACATGTTTTTCTCCACGCCTCGTCGGCGGTGCTTGTTGTTTGCAGAATTTTTAGGAGGGACTCTACCGCTGGGCGGTAAGCCACAAACACTTCGCCGCCACCAAACCAGTTGTAGACAGTCTGGCGCGATGCGCCAGTGGCTGCCGAGATTCGGATAGCGGAGAAGCCCAGATGCACAGCCCAGCGCCCTAACTGGTTGCCCAGAGTTTTAGGCGCGGCTGACACGCGTTTCTTTATGTGCGGTGCGTAGGACATTTGGTGGAAGGGCCGAAGCCCTATTCTCCTTACTCGTTCTCATCCCAGTCATCGACCATCTCAGCCAAGTTGGATTTCTTGGCGGGGACAGCGTTGGCTTTCTTCTCCTCCTTGCGAACAACAGGCTCCTCAATTGCTTCTGCCGCCTCGGTCTTAACTGCCTTCTTCGCCTTGGGGGCGGGTGCAGGCGGCTCGGCTTCATCGGCCTCGGCCTCGGCCTCGGGTTTGGCGGTGACACGTCTACCTTCAAGCCCCAGTTTTGCAGGCATAGTCACGTTGTCCATCTTGGCGACCGTCATGTTGACGGCTTTGATGGCTTCTGGCGACTTGCTCTTCTCTTCACAGATGGCGTGCTCGTCTTCGGTCAACCAGCGCATGCCTTTGAAGAACAGCTTGGGGCTTTGCGACTTGGTGTCGAACTTCAAGCGGGTAACGATCTCGCTGGGGTCAACGGACGGCGACTGCGCCATCAGTGTCTTGGCGTACGCTTGCAACGGGCGGTCATCCCCAACTGCGTCACCAAAGATAGACTTGGCGGGGAGTGTCAACTGGAGCACATCGCCTTCCATGTCGTTGGCCAACACTACAGCAATACGTTGCTGGTAACGGCAGGCACGGCTGTTGTTCTGACCAGACCCTGCAATGTTTTGCGGACAGCCTTCGCACTTGAAGTGCTGTTTGTTTTCAGCCTCATCGCTGGGGGTGACGCCATCGTTTGACCAGCAGTCAGGCGCAGATGCTTCGCCGTCATAGGACTTAGCGTAGAAGATGCGGCTGATCTTAGGCGCGGCGTTAACGATCACCACGTCCAGGTAGCGCTCGTCAATGGCCGCAACTTCTTTACCTCCTTGGTAAAGACGGAACACACCGCCCTTGATGGAGATACGCTTGCCACCACTGGCACCAGCACCGCCAGCTAAAGCCTTGGCTACAGCCGACAACTCAGTGCGGTTCTTCACAAATGCGGGAACATTCTCACCGCCGAAAATCGAAACATTACTCATGCAACTCTCCTTAGTTGGTTGGTTTACGAACAGAAATGGTGTACTCAGTCATTGAGTTCAAGCCAGGGGGTACGAGATTGGGGTTCTCTTCAAGAAACTGCGCCATGTTTGTTTGCGCAATACGTTTCTCAAGCAAGTCAACAGCTTCGTTTTGCAAAACAAAAGTCTTGAACGAATCCCAGTCTTGTGTGTTGTAGCGTGTCTTGGTAGACAGCACTACTGTGCCTTCAGTAGTTGGCGCAGATTTCAGCCCCATCTTCAGCATCTGATCTTTGAGCGCAATCTTGATTACGTCTTGTTGTGCCTTGATTACTTCAACCTGCGTTTCATAATCAGTGGTCAGTTGCTGAATGCGGCTCTGCATCTTGCGATAAACTTTTGCCAGCTTGTTCATTGGAACAAGCGTCATCTCAGCGGTCTCTTGAGGCATTGCCTCGTCATCTACTTCAGTTGTCATCTACTTCTCCTTTTGTCTAATGTTTGACATTGTACATGGTTTATTTATTTGTGCAACCTCCTTTTCATTTATTTTTTATTTCGCTGTCGAACATGCCGACCAGCAGTTCGTGGTCATTGACTTTGTTCGCCATTGCGCTGAAGAGTTTATTTTCAATCGGGCTTGATTGAATGTGCACCACAGTAACTTTGTCAGAGTTTTGACCTTTGCGGTCAGCCCGGGCAATGCACTGAGTGTACATTTCCACGGACATAAGTGGGCCAAAGAAGATGACCGTATCCGCCGCAGTTAGGGTAATCCCGTGCGCAGTTGCTTGTGGTTGCATCACCAGTATACGAATCCTGTCGGTTGTTTGAAAGTCGTGGATGATGTGGTTGCGTTTGCTTGCGCTCACGTCGCCATGAATCTGCTCCACGGCATAGCCGCGCTTTGTCAGGTAGTCAACTATGGTGGAGATGCTTGACCTGAACAACGCAAACAATATCACCTTGCGCTCTGTCTCCTCCAGCACTTCCTCCAGCACAGACAGGCGTGGCCCCGCATCAAACTCAACCACTTCTTTGTCATCGGTGTACGCCGCACCACAAGAAATTTGTAGCAACTTGTTGACCGCTACTCCGGCGTTGACGGCGCTGATTGTCTCGCCAGCCGCGTGCACCATCATCTGTTCTTTCAACAGCTTGTAGTACTTGTTCTGCTGGGGCGTCATCGGCACCTCACGCGTCACTGTGATGACAGGGGGCAGGTCAAGACACTGGTCTTTGGTGAAACGTATTGCTGGTTGAAGCGCCTCGTACACCATGTCTCGTGACGCTGGCTTGGGTGCCCACTTGAACATGGTCACCTTGTTCATCACCTTGTCGCGCCATGCTGTCTGAAACTTGGGCACACCGCTGGGATTGACCAGCTTAGCTAAGCCATACGCATCCACAGGTGACTGCGAGGCGGGTGTACCTGTCATCATCCACAAGTACGTTGCTGGCTTGATGATGGAGGCCAGCGCTTTCCAACGCCTTGTCTGCGTGTTCTTGTACGCATTGGCTTCGTCTACGATAACCAGATCAAAGCGTCCATCGTTGACAATCTCGGACGCGATCAAGTTCAACCCATCGTAGTTGGCGATGACGATCTCGTAGTTCTGCTGAATCATCTCGATGCGTCGAGAGGCTTGCGTGTGGTGGGCCACAACGGCTGAGCGGTGGATGATGCTCTGGTTTAAGTCGCCCATCCATGCTGGCCCCATGATCGACAAAGGGCACAGTATCAGGACACGGCGAACTTCTCCGCGTTGCATCAGGTAGTCAGCCGCCCACAGGGCAGAGAGCGTCTTGCCTGTCCCCGGGTCGTTGAAGCAGAACGCTCTGCGGTGCATCGTAAGGAACGCCGCAGTCTCTATCTGGTGCGCCATTGGTTTGTAGCGCCCGGGCCAGCTGTATCGCCGAGTGATGGGGGACGGCACATCTTTAACGCCCAGGTTCTTTAACACCCTTGCTTCGTCTAACCCCCAGTACACAGCGACATCAAAGATGCCGTTGGTCTCGCTAAGAATTTTGTGCTTGGGGATGACGCTGTACTTGTGTGGGTTGCGTGTTCGAAACAGCAAC